ATGGAAAATATAAAGATTAGGTGTCGTTCCTGCGGTAAGGAATTGGAAGGACATCCAAGTAAGACAGTTTCTTGTGGTTGTCCTAACATGGCAACTATTCGTGGAGATAAAATTTCGGCAGTTGATTTGTCAAATATTGTTATGTTAAACACCTATCGATCTAAAAATAAAAAAGGTGTTCTTTCTCCGGAAGATATCTTGTGGCAGGAACAAAGAAAGCAACGCAAAGTTCGTAAAATGGATTTTGAGATTAGGTAATATTAGGAAATCAAAATAAGTTGACAAATACGAATTATTAACTATTATAGCTAATATGTATTTCAATCTAAAAAACCATGGACAAAGACACCTATAATAATTGGGTGAAAGTCAAAGAGACTTTTGAGTCATCTGGAAATACTGAAAACTTTTACTATCAGAGAGCATGTGCAATTGTTGGAGGAGCACCAGATCCTATTGATAAAATGATAAAACAAGATAATGACGCAACGAATAGATGAAATAAAATTAGAACAACATGTCACTCAAAAAGAGTGTCAGGAGATGATTGACGATGCTATTCGGAGACACAATAGAAACGCAAGTATTATCAGCATTTGTGTTGGGTGGGTTGTCTTATCTTTATTTGCTGAGGGCCTTCTCAGATTGATTGGAGTTATTCCACCATTATTACCATGGTTACAAATTAAATTGTAGGAGAATTTTATGAAAGTTGGAATGATTTGGTATAACAGTAATATTGCTGTTGATATGTCTCGCAGTATGATTGAAACTGGAATTGAAGTATGGGGGTATAGTAGTGACTATGATCTTGCATGTGAAGAATATGAAAAAGGTTATTTTAGTGGTTATGTAACTTCTCTTAAGTATCTTGTCCAAGCAGTTAAATCTGATAGTCTTAGATACACTAGTGCAGGAAAGGTTCCTGGTATCTTTCAAATTGCACTTCCCGTATCAAAGGCAGAAGACACATTTGATGAGTTGATACCTTTACTTGAGGAGGGTGATATTATTATTGATTATAGTACCGTTGACATAGAAAAATGTCAGGAAAAGCAAAAGTATTGTTCTAAGTTAGGTATATCATATATCTTTGTTGGCATCTATGGATCAAGACATACTATTGATACTTGCTCTGATATTTTTAAACGTACAATGTACAAATCACCTTTCGCACAATCTCCAAATTGGTGAAAATATAAAATGACTTTAGCAGATGTCTTACTCTGGGGAACAATACCCTTTCTATGTGCCACCATTTATTTCGGGTACAGAAAGGGTGAAAATAACTACTATGAAAGTGACAAATATGACGGAAATGGAACAGCGCATTAAGATGCGGTATGCGTTTGCCATGTCTTCATTTGGAAGAATGTTTACACCAAATAAAATTTCATGTAGGATGAGACTATTGTGTGAAGAATGGTCAGAAAAAATTAATGAAATTCCACCCACTAAAGACTTGTATCTAGTTGATCGTTACTTTTTAGAACTATGGAAAACATGGTCATTGCCTTCATAGTATTTTATTCTTTAATCGGTTTATTTCTTTTTATCCTTTCAATTTTACAAGAGTAATGTTACAGTTTGCTAGGTTTTGTGGAACAGTATTAAACAATCCATGGGGTTGTGGATTCTTGGCATGGTGTCTTATCTTCGTTCCTATCATAGGAATGTGGGCAGTCCACAAATACAATTGGCAGCATTGGGCACCATTTGACAGAGGGCACCAGAGGTAGTATAATATATGAGTTGATATATCAACTGCGGTGTTCCCCTTTGGTAGGTTCAGGAGCAGCGGCGATAGGAACCTACTTGACTACATAATCACAACACCGTATAACATACAGGTAATCGAAACGGACAATGGCACTGACTGAAAAATTCAAAACCAGAGATTTAGAAACTCTTCGTAATGCCGCAAAAGGTGAAATTTTCTTAGATGTAAAAAGTCCAAAATTATTTAAGAAGGTTCGTAAATATTATGAATCTAATGGAGTAATTTTTTCTGGTGATCCACTTGATGATTATGAAATTTTGATGGATTGTCTTTATTCTGATTTACAAATTTCTGTTGAGGTCGTTTGATCGTAGTCATGGAGAGACTTAAAAAACCCTGGTGAAGTCATATGACCCCCTTAAGAGGAGAGTTGCATAAACTCTCCTTTTTTGGTATAATGTAATTACGATATTATAGTTTATGAAAGTTGCTCTAATCACAGGAATTACGGGGCAAGATGGTTCATACTTGGCAGAACTTCTTCTTGAAAAAGGATATGAAGTTCATGGTATTGTTCGTCGTGCTTCTTTAATTAATACGCATAGAATTGATCACATTTATGATCAATTGAAATTGCATTATGGAGACTTAACTGACTCTACAAATCTTGTAAGAGTTATTCAGCAGGTTCAACCAAATGAGATTTATAATCTGGGAGCACAAAGTCATGTAAAGGTATCGTTTGAGATGCCTGAGTATACGGGTCAGACAGATGCTATAGGCACCCTGAGAGTGCTTGAGGCAGTCCGTTTGCTTGGTATGGAGAATAGGGTTCGTATTTATCAAGCATCCACCAGTGAACTCTATGGTAAGGTACAAGAGATTCCTCAGACAGAAACTACACCTTTCTACCCACGTTCTCCATATGGTGTAGCAAAATTGTATGGGTATTGGATTGTAAAGAACTATCGTGAGTCATATGGAATGTATGCTTGTAGTGGTATTCTTTTTAATCATGAATCACCAAGACGTGGTGAAACTTTTGTAACTCGTAAGATTACAAGAGCACTAAAAGCAATCTCTGAAGGAAAGCAGGAGTGTTTATATCTTGGCAATCTTGATGCACTTCGTGATTGGGGACATGCTAAAGATTATGTTGAAGCAATGTGGTTGATGCTTCAGCAAGACGAACCTGATGATTTCGTTATTGCCACAGGAAATCAATATTCTGTCCGTCAGTTTGTTGAAGAAGCAGCACCTTATTTCAATATGAATATCAGATGGGAAGGTTCTGGTCTCGATGAAGTTGGTATTAATTCTGATGGAGAAACGGTTATTAGAGTTCACTCTAAATATTTCAGACCTGCTGAAGTAGAGACTTTATTAGGTGATGCCACCAAGGCAAAGGAAAAGTTGGGTTGGGAACCTGAGATTTCTTTTAAACAATTAGTTGAGGATATGTGTATTCATGAGTGATATTAAATGGCCATTGATGAAAGATAATCTAACATTATCTGATCGGGTCAAAATGGCATCTTTTTGTTTATTTTCAAATAGATTTACTAATGGTCCAAAGGTCAGAAAGTTTGAATCTGAATGGAATAATTGGTTGGGATCTAAGTATTCTTTATATGTTTCCTCTGGGAGCACTGCTAATTATCTTCTTCTTTCATCTGTAAAAGAACTCTATGGATTGAAAGATGGGGATAAAGTTTTAGTACCTTCTAATACGTGGGTAACAAATGTTGGACCAGTAATTCAATTAGGTTTCACTCCTATTTTTTGTGACATTAACTTGAATAATTTTAGTTTTTGTGAAGAAAACTTAGAATACATTGCGGAGAAACATCCTGATATAAAACTTATCTTTATTACGCACTTGATAGGATATCCTGCAAATAGGGATAAGTATGCTGAAATGTTCCCTAAAGCATTACTTTTGGATGATGTGTGTGAATCTCATGGATGTAAGAATCCTGACGGATCTAAGGTAGGATCTAATAGTTTGGGATCTACCTTTAGTTTTTATTTTGGGCATCATATATCAACAATTGAGGGTGGAATGATTTCTACTGACAATTTTGATCTGTATGATTTGATGAGAATGAAAAGATCTCATGGATTAGCAAGAGAGTCTGAAAGATTTGAAGGTTACATGTTTCAGTATCCAGAAATATCTAAACAGTTTATGTTTGTAACTGATGGTTATAACTTTAGAAATAACGAACTGGGAGCAGTATTGGGATTATCTCAATTGAAAAGACTTGATAAGTATATTGAAATACGAAATCAAAACTACTTAAAATTTATAAATTTGATAAAGAATTATTCTGATTATTTTATAGTTCCAGAATATAATGATAATGTTAGCAATTTTTGTCTACCATTACTATGTAAAGATAAAAAATATGCAGATATTTTAAGGAAAATGTTTGATGAAAATAATATTGAGCATAGACCTATCATTGGAGGCAATCTTTTGAGGCAACCATTTCTTAGTGAATATAGTATTGAAACTCAAAATCAATATCT